AGAGGGGGATCAAAGAAGGGCATCCACGGCTTTGTCGGCGGGCGACCGCCTAAGTCGTTCGCCCAGCCTATCACCGAGCCCCTGCAGTGGGAAAACGCTCATCGCCTTCTACAATGGCAGCGTGGCGGTCATACTGTCGCAAGACCGCCCCGGTGCCGCGAACTCGCTGACGCTGTCGTGGCTCCTCGTCGACGAGGCAAAGTTTATCGATCCCGTGAAACTCACGCAGGAAACGCTCCCTGCCAACGGCGGTATAAAGACGCATTTCTGCCGTCACTCCTTCAATCACGCAATGCTTGTGCTCTCGGATATGCCGCAGAGCAAAAAAGGATCCTGGTTCCTTGAGTACGAGAAAAAGATGGATAAACGGGTCATCGACGCTATCGGCGGCGGTGTCTATGAGATCTGGCGGCTCAAACAGAAAGTGCTGGAGATGCGTAAGAAGGGATTTTGAGCCGCCCGATTATCTCAAGGGACACCTCCGGAGGCTCGACCGTAACATCAACCGTCTCCGCTCAGTCGCCACCTATTACCGCGAATATTCTTCGGTGGAGAATGTGGAGCTGCTCGGCGAGCAATATCTGCGCGACATGAAGCGCGACCTTACTCCGCTCACCTTCCAGACCTCCATCATGTGCCGGAAAATCGGTATCGCCCGTGATGGTTTCTACAGCTCCATGAAGGAGGATCATAAATACAACGCCTCCGATTTCGAGTACCTCGATTCCTTCGGCTACGAGTATATCCCGGAAGCGATGGACTCGCGAGCGGACCGCGACCTCGATCCTTTCGCGCCCATCTGCATCGGCATGGATTATAACGCCAACATCAACTGGATTGTCGCCGGGCAACCGGACGAGCGACTCGGACGCCTGAACGTCCTGAAGTCGTTCTATGTCAAATTCGAGCGGAAGATTCCTGCTCTTGTCGCCGAATTTTGCCAGTATTATTCGCATCATCAGGAGAAGACGGTGGTGTTCTATTACGATACCACCGCCCTCGGATCCAACTACGCCGTCAACAACATCGACTTCCGATATTCAATCATTTCGGAATTCGAGCGTCACGGATGGCGCGTGGTGCCCGTTCCACTCGGCAACCCCATGCGCCATGACGAGAAATATAACCTCATAAACCGTGGTTTCGCCGGAAAGAACCGCCTCACCCCTTACTTCAACCGCCAGAATAACGATGACCTTATCCTCGCTATTCAGTCGGCTGGAGTGGAACGAGGACGCAACGGTTTCCAGAAAAACAAGTCCGGTGAGAAACTCGCCGAATCCGAGGAAGACCTGCTCGAACACCGCACGGACGGCACCGATGCCTTCGACACCCTCTACATCGGATGCGAGCGACGACCCTATTCCGGCGTCGCGCTGGTCGATACCGGCGGAATAATGTAAAGAAAATCGGATTTTCTTTACACATTCCGAGAATACTGTAAAAATTTTTCAAATTTCTTTACAGTATGCTGCTGTCTTTTTATGGGCTGCGATCTGTGATTATTTTTGCATCAAACTTAAACCTCTCCTCATGACTCATGTAGCTTTTCGTCGCAAGATCACCACCCAGTCGGTACTTGCATTCATCCTCATCATCTTCGGCATGGCCCTCGTCATGCTCGCTCTCTTCATGCCGCCTCGCGGTGAGATTCACCCTTCGGTGATCACCGTGTTCGGTATGCTTCTCGTCGCAGCCGGTGCCTTCCTCGGCATCGACCTCAACTTTCAGTTAAAATCATACCTCAACTCCATCCAGGCATCATCCGGCCCAGGCAGCAATCCCGGCGGTCATCATCGCACCACCCTCTCTGACCGTGCCGAGGCGGAAGCCGAGGACAATAACCCATAGTTATGTTACGCAAAACAGCAATCGACACAATCATGATCCACTGCACGGACACCCCGCCGCGCCGTGAGGTCTCTGTAAAGGAAATCGACTCCTGGCACCGCGCCCGCGATTTCGAGCCGTACATCACCCCCGATGGCCGTAAAGTCTACGCCGGATATCACATCCTGGTGCATCTGGACGGCTTATACGAGCGCATCCGTCCGGACGCCCATCGCGGCCAGCACTGCACGCAGCACAATATGAACAACCGCGCCGTCTCAATCTGCTACGTCGGTGGCCGCGACATCAACGGGAAACCCTGCGACACACGCACCGAGGCACAGAAGCGTACGCTCCTGACACTCGTGCGAACAATGCGCGACAAATACCCTGACGCCCAGATCTGCGGCCACCGCGACTACGCTCCAAAGGCATGCCCTTGCTTCGACGCCAGGGCCGAATACAAAGACATCTGACATGAAAAGAATCTGTTTTATAATCACTCTGCTGGCACTGCTCCTTCTGAGCGCGTGCCGCACGGCAAAACCTTCGGAGTCATCGCCTCCTGTCATCCTCAACCGCTCGGACAGCATCCACACGGAGTACATCCAGACGGTTCGCATCGACACAGTGACGGTGGAAGTCCCCGTCCCTGCCGAATCCGCGAAGCAGGTGGTGCCCGACAGTACAAGCCATCTGGAAACGTCAATGGCCGAGTCCGACGCCTGGATTAATGCCGACGGCACCCTGGGCCACTCCATCAAAAACAAAGGGCAGCCCGTAAAAGCCAAGGTGCCGGTGCCGGTAAAAGACACGCAGACCAACAAATCCTCTGAAAATATCAAGGAGGTGCCTGTCCCTTACTACGTCGAGAAAAAGGTCTTTATCGAAACGCCTCTCTCCGCTTGGCAGAAATTCCGGATTCACTCCTTCTGGTTCCTGGCCGTCACTCTGACAGCATCGCTGATATACATATTCCGTAAACCGTTGCTCCGGCTTCTATGCCGACTCCGGCTGTAACTCTTCCTCTCTCCTTGCCTCTCTTCTCTGGGCCGCCCTTCAAAGGGACGGCCTTTTTTTATTTCTCATTCTATTTGTTGATTTCTGCAAGCACCGGCTCTTGGGATCCTCCGGGATATTATTCCATTTTGATTTTTCAAATTCATTTTTTGCCGCTTTCGCCATCGAGGAATGATTTTACAGCATTTTCCATCGCAAATTTAGAGGGGGCGAGTCCCTGCGCAAATTAGGCTTCGCTTCTCCTGAAAAATCATCCTCACAGGCTCCGGTATTTTTCACTCGAAAATTTGCTCCCGGTCCTCTATGCCCCCTCTCTTATTGCAATGTAAAAGCTAAATCATACTCGATAACAAAAACGAAAAATGAATCAAAAAATCATGAATATGGAATATCCCTACAGCTCCCAGGAGCCTGAAATCAACAAAGAGAATGAGAGTAAAGCTTCTCACCTCTCCTCCAATCCGATAAATGAAAATTTTGATGATGCACCCTATGAGGCAGAAGTCAAAATCGCGTTCTTCCGCGTGTTCTTCGGATTCTGACAACAAGTATAACATCTAAAAAGTTACAGCCATGACACAGACAGTCAACACAGCCGAATCAGTGCGCCCCATGTGCGTCACAGCGTTCATCGCGCCGCAATCGCTAATCTCACTCCCCGTTTACTCGGACGGGGAAGCCGCCGCCGAGTATCAGCCCCCGGTCATCGCCGTCGGCACATATCTCTCCAATCGTGCCATCGTCAACATATCATATTTTCATAGCGCCGATAAGGCTATGAAATATGCCTTCGTCCTGAAAGCCGAGAATTGCCCCATCTCTAAAAATGCTTTTGCCCTCCTGCAAGCCGAGGTCAAGAGAGCCAAGGCAGCCGCACAGAAGGAGCAGGAGAAAAAGGCTTGCGAGATAATCAAGGATTCGCCGCTCCCCGTGTCCGCCAGCAAAATGCTCATAGAGCAGTATGCCGCCATGAAAGCCAAGCATCCCGATGCCATCCTGTTGTTCCGTTGCGGCGATTTCTACGAGTGTTTCGCCGAGGATGCAGTCACGTGCGCCGACATCCTGCAAATCACACTCACGCGCCGAATGAATGGCCCCGAGAAGAGCGTTGAGCTAGCAGGATTCCCGCATCACGCCCTTGACACATACCTCCCCAAGTTGGTGAGGGCGGGGAAAAGAGTCGCCATTTGCGAGCAGTTGGAAGAGCCGAAAGTCAAGAAAGTCAAAAAAAGCACCAAGAAAGCAAAGGAAGCCAAGGAGGATTAAGCCGCGGACTCCCCTCGCAAAGAGGGGAGTCCCCTTTCGGGGCAACCGCGTTTGTCTTTTCCCGGACTACCTGCAATCACTATTTTCGCAGCATGGCAACAGAGTTTTTACAGTCTTCGATCCTTGACCGCCCGTACGTCCTTACGTCCGAGTTGCGTTCGATCGCTGCCTCCACGGATGACGACAGGCTGACCGTGTCGCTCGCATGCTCCGGGAATGTTTTCTTCTCCGTAGTCATATACGCTTACAACGGGAAAGTCGAGCTCCTTGACCCCGGTTCTCTCGTCGAGGCTTACTTCAGGTCTAAAGGCATGGTCTCCGGAATCGTGAGCGTCTCGTTCGGGTCTGCCGTTAAGGATATCTCTTTCCTTTATTGCGAATATTCCATGCCGGACGCGTTCCATCCCGAAAACGAACTGCTTCTGTCTTCCTCCGCGCGCCGGGTTCATGAAGGATCCAGATTTACATTCGCGGCTCTTCCTCTCCACTCCGTCATGAGGATAGATTTCAAGGCTTTCGGCCTCGATGAAAACGGCATACCTGTCAATGCCGATTTAAATTTCTCAATCGACGCGTCAAAGGTATACAGGCACACATACAATTTCGAAACCAGTGCTTATGTAAAGGATTTCATTAAAAAAAATCCCGACATGGTCAAAGTGCTGTACTTCTCGGTATCCAACGGTTCCAGGCAACTGATGTGCTACCTTTCGCCTTCTCCCGCATGGCTGACATTCGCTTTCATGAATGTCTTCAACGTCCAGGAATACATCGACATCGAGGGTGCCGTAAAGGTCAGGTCGGAGACTTCGCGCCAGACCGCGAGATGCTCCGGCGATATCGTGCAGTATGACCGCCGCACTGACCGGACATATCAGTTCTCCACCGGTCCGCTCCCTGACGATGAAGTCGAGTCCCTGGCGCAGCTCGTGTCCTCCCACTCCGTGAAACTATATGCCGACGGAAATTATTACGACATCGTCATCGAGGACCATACATGTGATGTTTCCACTGAGGATGATTCCCTTTCTGTCGTAAAGTTCACATGGCGCTTTAAGGGCCGACGCCCCGTTAGGTTCAACTCCGCGCTCTTCGGCATCCAGCCTACAAGACGCGATATTTTCTCTGACGAATATTCTCCCGAATATGAGTAAGGCTATCCACATATCGCAAGCTAGAGCCATGCTCGATTCCGGCCGTCCGGTCTCTCTGACCTACTGCAAGCGCAAGAATGGCTCTGTCATCAACGCCCGGGATGTAGTGTCCCTGAGATACGATTTCTACACCGGGATGCGCACTATAAAGTTTCTCCATAACGGGCAGATCCGCTCAATCCACGACTGCCTCATTATCGGAATTAACGACATGGATGTTTTCTTATGAAAAAGTCTCTCTCTCAAATCCGATCCACTCCTCCGGCTGCGCCTACGAAAGCGAAGCGTCCGTTTTATGACTGCACATCCGTCGAATTGATGCCGATGGGCAACGCCCGTGTCCTGTTCGTCAACAAGACCACTGAGATGTTCCGCGATTCCGGTATCTACAACACCCGCAAGACTCCCGACGGTTACGAATACAAGACCTGGGGCGCAGACGACCAGATGCCCTACAACATCATCAGTCTTATCGAGAAGGATGAGACCGTCTCCACCTGTCAAGTGTTCAACGCCGAGGTCTGCTATGGTGCCGGTCTGACATACGACACCTCCGGAGCATCCGAAGATGTCGCCCGCAAGGTCGAGGACTTTCTCCTTGACAACCCGCTTCCGGATTACTTCCTCGGCGTATGCCAGGACATGATGCACTTCAATTTCGCGGTGTCTGTCATAATCCTCAATGCGGACGGCTCTCAGATTGTTGAGTTACACCGCAAGCCGGCATGTTATTGCCGCTTCGCTCCTGCCGATCCGAAGACCGGGAAGCTGACTAAGGTCATCTTCGGCCCGTTCCGCGATTCACAGCCCGACGACAAGTTTGAGGAGATTGAATTGCTCGACCCTCGCTCCCCATGGCGCGACCTTGAGCAGCGCATGGGACGCCGGGCTTCGCTCGACAGAAAGCCCACCAACTGCCGTAAATTTGCGATTCTCTCCAGATTCCCGGGAGTGGATTCGCCTTACTATCCGATTCCGCACTATGCCGCGCTGTTCAAGGGCGCTTGGTACAACATCAAGCAACTGATCGGCCAGGCCAAGATGTCCAAGCTCAAGAATGCCGCGCCAATCAAGTACGTCATCGAGATTTCTCAACGGTACTGGGACAATCTCTTCCTGCAGGAGAAGATCTCCAGTCCGGAAGAGCAGCGCAAGCGCATGAACGAGAAGAAGCGCGAGATGATGGAGTTTCTCACTGACCATGAGAACTCCGGCTCCGCGCTCTTTACGGGAAAATCCATCTCCATCGACGGCAAGAGCGAGAGTCCGGACATCACCGTGGTTCCGATTGATTCCAAGACCAAGGAGGGCGGCGACTGGGAATCAGATATCGCGGAAGCCGTCAATATGGTCTGCTTTACTTTGCGCGTTCACTCGAACCTCGTGGGTTCCGTGCCCGGCAAGTCGCAGTCCAATAACTCCGGCTCCGACAAACGCGAGCTTTACACCATAGCCCAGGCCCTGAAGAAACCCTATCGGGATCTTCTGTTCCTGCCGCATCAGATCATAATCCGATACAACGGATGGAAAGGAGTAAAGCCCGACTGTCCCTTCATACAGCTCACTACTCTCGACGAGCATCAGGACGCTAAACAAGTAACCACAAATACCGACAACGATGATAACTGATTCAATAGATTCCGAATTCATTCGGAAGACAATCCCGAATATTCAATTCGAGGTCGAGGGAGAGCAGCCATTCTCCGAAAAACTTGCCCCGTTCCTCAAGAACGCCGAAAATCAACTCATATCGGAATACCTCATGCCTGGGGATTTCCTCAATGAAAATGACAGGTATCTCGCAAACATATTTATCGTTCTGGCAGCTTTCATCGATGCAGTTCCCTCCCTGGATCTTGTGGTAACGCCAACCGGCTTCGGCGTAGTAAACACCGAAACCGTCGCACCAGCTTCTAAGGAACGCATCGAACGGCTCATTTCCTCGCTTCGCGACCGTGCCGACAAAATTCTCGAACTCCTTCTCGAACGTGTCCGCACTTACCCGGAATGGAGGGCATCAGAACGAGGATCCTATTTCTGCGCCACTTTCCTCTCCGGCCCGAAGGATGTAGCGGTTACAGGTGCCGTTTCCTACGACACCATGCGCTCAGAGGCAATGCAGGTAGAATCCTTCATCGCCCGTCACTTTCTGGGCAGAAACCTGATGAATACGCTTCGAGATGAATATAACTCCCGTGATGCATTCAAGTATTTGGGACTCCATGATTACGTCCGGAATGCTGTCATCCAGTGTGTCAAGGCAAGGTTCAGAGGCGACGTGTTAACTATTAATGTCGTTTGGCATTACTGCCAGCCCGCCATGCAGATCCTTAAGAGCAATCCGGAGTATTACGATATCTGGCAGAAGGAGATGGGGAAGATTTTCGACCACCTCCAGTTCAAAAACGACATCAAGGGTTCATTTTATTTCTGACCATGGAACTGAATCTAACCGCTCCCACTTCCTGGGCTGAACTGACGCAGGAGCAGCTCGCATATCTCTTGAAGGTCATCGCGGTTGTCAACCGCTCTTCCCTTGGACATGCTTACCGCTCCCGTGAGGATTTCAGCGCTCAGGTAGCCGCCAATGTGACAATCCGCTGTCTGTTCCATTGGAACGATATCCGCGTTGTCACTCCATACGCGGATGCTTGGCTGCTCGCCCGTGGTGGAGACGAGTTCCTCGTTTCCACCGGTGATCTCGCCGCCGCCACCGCGATGTTGCCGTGGATGTCACGCCTACCGGAGGATCCTGTAAGGCTCGACACCATCGACGGTGCCACCGCTATCTCCGCAGACATCGAGGATGACCTGTCCTTCGACGATTACCTCGCGTGCGAGGCTCTCTGGCAAGTGTGGCAGACTACACAGGCCGACAGGCTGCTCCGCGACATGGCCGCCATCCTCTATCATAAGGAGGATATCACCCTCAAGGAGCATGAGCAGCTCTCCATTTTCTACTGGTGGGCCGGTCTTAAGGCGATGCTTTCACGGAGATATCCCAATTTCTTCCGGGTCTCGCCCGTAGAGCCCGCCGTCGATCATGTCGACGAGCTGACGCTGCGCCGCAGTATGGACTCTCAGATTCGGGCTCTCACCAAGGGCGATATTACCAAGGAAACGACTATACTCTCACTCCCTGCTGTCCGTGCCCTTACCGAGCTGGATGCTCTGGCCCGGGAGTACGAGGAGTTAAATAGAAAATACCCGTCAAAATGAATGGTTTCAATTGGAATGCCGCCGCATTCTTCGAGCGGCTGACAGAAAAGAACAAACTCGCCATCGCGAAAAAATTTCAGTTTCAAAGCGTGTCCTCCCTGGAGGGATTCCATACGCTTATTTCAAAGACTCTTTCCGTGAAGGCGTGTGTCGCTGTCTCCGATACCTCCGAGGGTGGTACGGAGATGAACAATTCCCCGCACACCCGACGGGTCAAGACAGTCTTCCTCTTCATGCGTCATGCCGCCGACCGGCAAGACCTACGTCAGAACTGCATCGACACCATGAACGAGCTGTTCCGACAGTTCCTTACAGTCCTGATCCAGGAGAAGACGCGCCTCGCCGAGGATTGCATCTACATGGATCCTTTCATCAAGTTCCATGAGATTGACAAATATTTCTACTCCGGTGGTGCCTGTGCCTTCTTCCAGATTGCAATCGACACATTCCCCGACCTCTCATATAATCCCGAAGAATGGCTGTAAGAGACCCCGAAGAAGTACGCCGCAAATTCGTCGAGGCGTGGAACAGCGTCATGATCGACATCTGGCAGGAACGCATACGGATGCTCGGCGTCATCGACACATGGGCGCTTTATCATTCACAGTGCGCTCTGCCGGTCCGGGCCGACGGACGTTTCTACAGTTTCGAGCTCTCGCAGACATTCCTCGAATACGGCCTATGGCAGGATTTCGGTACCGGCCGCGAGAAATACATCGGAAATCCCGGTGACATCGGCTATAAAACCAAGAAAGGAAAGGACAGGGTGTTCCGCGTGCGCCGGGAATGGTTTTCCGTGAAATATTATTCATCGGTCATGAAGATCCGTGATTTCATGGGCCGCTCTCTCGGCGACGAGTTCAAGGCCATGTTCTGCAACACCTTCGATGCGGACCGCGCCAGACGTGCCACCGAACACTACCGCCGAAAAGGGCTCTCCTGATGTCTTTTTACAGCGGGGCTCCTCTCATTATCTTCGCATAAAAATTTCTTACGAAATGGCTGATTTCTCCTCACTTCAACAGAAAGTCAACGCACTGAAGGCGAAAGTCGAGCAGTCCTCGATTACGCCTAAGTACCTTGGCTCTATCCTCGATGACTTCATCACGCAGATGAAGTCCATCGACATGACCGGCATGTCCGCCGACGTGCAGACGGCCATCGAAGATGCCGCAGCGGCCCTTCAGAAGGCATCCCAGGCCATCACCGATTCCCAGAACGCCACGAACGCCGCAAGTTCTGCCGCCGCCACCGCCGTTGCCGCAAACAACACGGCCTCTGATGCGCTCGCCACGG